AGAGACTAACTAGTGAGTATTACATATTACCCTCCAGTAGGGACAAGAGAGAACCCAAGCTATACAGTCATAAACGGTACTAACGTAGATGCGTTTGGTAGGGTGCGTGTCTCTCAACCTTATACTTTGTTTGACAGTCAGAACAGGTACGCTGCTGATAATCAGTTTGAAGTTTCTACTACCGGCACAGGCACCTCCTCGTTTCTGTCTAATGAAGCTACTGTCCAACTGGAAGTTACTGGGGCTGGGGTAGGCTCTGTTATAAGACAGACGTATCGTTCATTTCCGTACCAACCGGGAAAAGGACTGTTGATACTTACTACATTTGTGATGGACAGTAGCACTAGTGCAAACCTGACTCAACAAGTTGGTTATTACAATACTCAGAACGGAGTATTTTTTAAACGTACTGGATCTACTAATTCATTTGTACTTCGTTCAAACTCTACTCCAACCCCCGGTACTCCTAGTGATACCAGAATAGTTAATCAAAGCTCTTGGAATGGAGACAAGTTAGACGGGACAGGGGATTCTGGATTTACCCTTGATACCACCAAAGCACAGATTCTATGGATGGACTTTGAGTGGTTAGGTGTTGGATCTATCCGCTGTGGTTTTATTATTGATGGTCAGTACATTGTTTGTCATACCTTTACTAACGCTAACGAAATTTCTAGCGTCTATATGACTACTGCCATCCTTCCATTGCGGTATGAGATTGTAACAACTACAGCAGCAGTAGCAGCTTCAATGAAAACAATATGCTGCTCTGTAGTTTCTGAAGGTGGATTTGAACAAACATCTATTGATCACGTTGCAAGACGTACTACAGTTTTAGGAACTATTGGAACTACCTTCTTACCAGTGGTATCTATTCGTTTAGCTTCTGGAAGAACAGGGGCGGTAGTGATACCAAACAGGGTTCAGATTCTACCTACAACCAGTCAAAACTATGAGATAGCACTGGTGAAGAATCCTACTCTGACAGGAGCGACTTGGGCATCTACCGTTCCTTCTAACTCTAATGTGGAGTTTGATGTAGCAGCTACCGCCATGACAGGTGGAACTATAGCTCAGACAGACTTTCTTGCATCTAATACTGCAGGAGGAACTGGGAGCACAAGTTTTGCTAATGCTTACAACTTTGATTTGCAGTTGGGTGCCACGATTGCTGGAGTTAGTGATATTTATACTGTAGGAATTAGGACAGTTTCTGGAGCTACAACAGGTGATGCAGTTGGCTCTTTGTCGTTCTTTGATCTAACTCAGTAATACTACTTAACTAAAAGATAATGTCTACAAAAAATAGAACAGTTAGCAAAGTACTAACAGCAAGTAACACAGACATCTATGTGGTACCGCTAAACTATGAGACAGAAGTAGCCAGTATTTTTGTAGCAAATGCAAGTAGCTCTTCAAGAAAGTTTTCTTTGGATTGGTATGACTCAGAAAATTCTACGTACTACACGCTTGCTGAACTTGTAAAAGTACCACCACGTTCAATACTACAAGTTACAGAAGGGCTGTGGTTAAAGAAGTCTGATAAATTGCGTGGCTTAGCTAACATAACGGATGACGTTACAGTCACGCTTAAGGTATATGAGTTTTTCATACCATTTCAAAAAGGTTAATAAACAGTACATGAATATAAATCTATCAGCGTACTTAATAACAGGATGTATGCTAGGACTAGAACATGTACGTGTGGATAATACTCATTATGTGGTTATCGATATACTGTTTGTTCGTTTTACCTTTGAAATAGAAAGTTAATATGTGGGCAGGGCTATTTCTGGTCTGCTTTATAACTTCTGAATGTGTTGAGGTTACGGAACAAGAAGTTAAACATTATTTTACAAAACAGGAGTGTGAGAAAAAAGCAATTGATTTTGCTAAAAACTTACACATGAAATTATTAGAGGCAGGGCACCTGACACAAGTAGGTTATCGCTGCGAAGAAAGTAAAAAAATACATGGCACGAAATTTAACTGAAAGACAACGCAAGTTCCTAGACGTACTTTTTGAGGAGGCTAACGGCGATGCTGTTACTGCAAAAAGGCTGGCTGGCTATTCAGACAATACGCCTACGGTTGAAATCATTGCTGCAATCAAAGACGAAGTCCTTGAGCGTACTAACTTGTATCTGGCTCGTAACGCTCCTCGTGCTGCTGTGGCTATGGCTGGTGCCATTACTGATCCAACTGAACTCGGCATTAAAGAAAAAATGAATGCAGCTAGAGAGATTCTGGATCGCACAGGTTTAGTGAAAACAGAAAAAGTGCAAGTGGAGGCGACTAATGGATTAATGATCCTACCACCGAAGGATAAGGATTCAGGTGGCGAGGAGTAGTGCAGGAAGGTGGTTGTTACCACAACCTAAAATAGCAGTAAAAGATAGTAACTGGATTCCAGTACCTAAAAACCCCAAAGGAACTGTTAAGACAATTCCCTTTGGCTACAAGCTAAGTGAGGAAACTCCAGATCTGTATGAACCCATACCAGATCAACTAGCAGCACTAGAGAAGGCCCGGAAGCATTTAAAAAGATATACTTCCAGAAAAGTAGCTGCGTGGATAACTAAGATCACTGGTAGATCTATATCACATGATGGGTTATTACAGAGACTGAGGAATGAGCAATACAGAAAAACCAAAGCGGCAACGCTACGATCTTGGGCTAGAAGGTACAAGAAAGCGATCCTTCTCGCTGAAAAGTACGACTACACGTTCGGGGCGAAAAGGAAAAGCATCCTCCAAGAAATCGGAGCAGGAGACTGGGGTGATAGAGACAGAACTTTTGTCAATGTCACAACAGGATCAGATGGAAATAGAATCGTCTATAAACTCTGTGGATGTAGATGTGAGCACTGTGGATCTGGCGGAACAGAACATAATCTTCCAGCCAAACCCCGGACCACAGACCCACTTCTTAGCAGCGAATGAAAGAGAAGTACTATACGGAGGGGCAGCAGGTGGAGGCAAGTCATATGCAATGCTTGCAGATCCCTTGCGGTATATGTACCATCCGCAGTTTAGTGGTTTGTTATTGCGACACACCACGGAAGAGTTAAGAGAACTTATTTGGAAAAGCCAAGAGATGTATCCGAAGATTTATCCGGGCATCAAATGGTCAGAAAGAAAGATGCAGTGGGTGGCACCAAGTGGAGCACGGTTGTGGTTCTCTTACTTGGATAGGGACGAAGATGTACTGCGGTATCAGGGTTTAGCATTTAGCTGGGTAGGGTTTGATGAGTTAACGCAGTGGGGAACGCCTTTTGCATGGAACTACATGCGTTCTCGTTTAAGAAGCACTGCATCAGATTTGCCCATCTATATGAGGGCAACTACAAACCCCGGTGGTCCCGGACATGCATGGGTCAAGAAAATGTTTATTGATCCATCTAAACCCGGTAAGTCTTTTTGGGCTACAGATATTGATACTGGTGAAACTTTAAGCTACCCAAAAGGACACAGTAAAGAAGGACTGCCGTTATTTAGACGTAGATTTATACCGGCATTATTAACAGATAACCCATATCTTGCTGATCAGGGCGATTATGAAACAATGCTTCTGTCTTTGCCAGAACATCAGCGTAAGCAGTTACTAGAAGGAAACTGGGATGTCTCTGAAGGTGCAGCATTTCCTGAGTTTAACAGGGCAATACATGTCGTTGACTCTTTTGAGATTCCTAAGAATTGGGTCAAGTTTAGAAGTTGCGACTATGGTTATGGTTCCTTTAGTGCTGTTCTCTGGTTTGCGGTAAGCCCAGCAGAACAGATTATTGTTTACAGAGAGTTATACGTAAGCAAAGTTCTAGCAAAAGATCTGGCACAGATGGTGTTAGAGCTAGAACAAAACGATGGTCAGATTAAATATGGTGTGCTGGACTCAAGTTGTTGGCACAAAAGAGGAGATACAGGCCCATCACTTGCAGAGCAAATGATTATGCAAGGTTGTAGATGGAGGCCATCTGACAGATCTGCTGGCTCACGTGTAGCAGGAAAGAACGAGATACATAGAAGATTACAGGTAGATGAGTTTACGGAAGAACCACGTTTGGTGATCGCAAGCAACTGCACAAACTTAATAGCTCAACTACCTATTTTACCGCTGGACAAAGCTAACCCAGAAGACATAGATACAAAAGTTAACTTTGACCATTTATATGATGCACTGCGATACGGCGTAATGAGTAGACCTCGTTTTAGTATTTGGGATTACGATCCTGCTAAAACAAGACCTTCTCATTTTGTCCCCGCTGATCCTACCATGGGGTATTAACTTAGATAATGGCAAACGAAAATTTTATTGAAGGACAAGCCACAGGGCTAGATGACGTATCAGAACAATCACAAGAAGATTTGATTGTTTCTCCTCTGATTAATCATGTCGTTGAGAAGTTTAATAAATCAGAGACAGCACGGCGGTGGGACGAACAGCGTTGGATCAGAGCCTACCGTAACTACCGTGGTATCTATGGCCCCGATGTTCAATTTACAGAGGCAGAGAAAAGTAGAGTCTTTGTCAAAGTAACAAAGACAAAAGTACTTGCAGCCTACGGGCAAATAGTAGATGTGTTATTTGCAAATAATACATTTCCCCTAAGTGTTGATCCTACCACTTTGCCAGAGGGTGTAGTTGGAGATGTACACTTTGATCAGAATAAACAGCAAGCTCCTAGCCCGGAAGGAATGGAGTCTCCTTACGGATATCGTGGAGATGGAAAAGAGTTGCCTCCCGGATCAACCGTCAATGATTTGATAGATCGTCTTGGTCCACTTAAAGAAGAACTATCAGGTATTGAAAATTTAAAAGAGGGTCCGGGATTAACTGCTACTTCTGTAACCTTTAGCCCTGCAGAAGTTGCGGCTAAAAAGATGCAAAAGAAAATTCATGACCAGCTAGAAGAAAGCAACGCAACAAAGCAGTTACGGTCAGCAGCATTTGAATTGTCTTTGTTTGGCACAGGCATTATGAAAGGTCCGTTTGCAACGGATAAAGAGTACCCAAACTGGACAGATACTGGCGAATACAATCCCACAATTAAAACAGTACCCCAGTCTTCCCATGTAAGTGTTTGGAACTTTTATAATGATCCAGATGCAATCAACATGGATGAAGCACAGTACTGTATTGAACGGCACAAGCTAAGCCGCAGTCAGTTGCGTAGTCTTAAAAAGCGTCCAATGTTTAGAAAGAATGTAATTGAAGACGTTATTACACAGGGCGAAAACTACGTAAAGAAATACTGGGAAGATGATCTTGCTGATTATCAAACAGAAACAGGCGTAGATAGATTTGAAGTACTGGAGTACTGGGGCGTTGTTGATCGTGAGATGTTAGAGGACAACAACGTCAAGATTCCAGAGACATTTGAAGACGCAGATGAACTGCAAGCAAATATCTGGATTTGCAATAACAGAATTATTCGCTTAGTTCTTAATCCATTTAAACCAACACACATTCCGTACTACGTAGTTCCGTATGAATTAAACCCATATTCCATGTTTGGTATTGGTGTTGCAGAAAACATGGACGATACGCAGACACTGATGAATGGCTTCATGCGTATGGCGGTAGACAATGCTGTTTTGTCAGGTAACTTGGTGTTTGAGGTAGATGAGACTAACCTTGTTCCCGGGCAGGACATGACTATCTACCCCGGTAAAGTCTTCCGCAGACAGGGCGGTGCTCCGGGTCAGGCTATCTTTGGTACAAAGTTTCCCAATGTATCCAATGAAAACCTACAACTGTTTGATAAGGCTCGGGTATTAGCAGACGAATCTACTGGCATGCCTTCCTTTGCCCATGGTCAAACCGGAGTGTCTGGCGTAGGACGTACAGCTTCTGGCATCAGCATGCTAATGAATGCTGCTGCCGGTGGTATTAAGACAGTAATTAAAAACATTGATGACTAT